TGCACACCTAGCACGTAACAAATCTAACTTCAGGAGCAATACATCACTGATCTCGTTCTCGCCAGTGTACTGACAAGCGAACTCTTCTCTAGTGAAGTAATCTAAATCGTTGTTAATGTTATACATCGGTATAATCCCCTTCAATGGGTTCTTCTTCACCACCGCTTATAACAGTGGTTTCGCCTCCAACGCCTGTGATGGAGATATTAATGGCACTCTTACCGCCGTTAACCTTATCTTTCTCGAAGTAACTAACAGGTAATAACCTATCCATACACAGCTTCCATGCTGCTGCTTGATTCTTGTGATCGTCGTCTAACGCTGCACTAAGGATGCTGTCTAACACCTTCCTACTCTTAGGAGATGCTAACATCCTTGCTTTATATTCGTTAATGGTAGCTGCATCGCCCTTGGGTCTGCCTAATGCTTTGCGCTTACCCTTGGTAACACTTGCCACTGTAGACTTCTTAGGTCTACCTATCTTCTTTTCAGCCACAGAATTGCCTCTATTGAGATTCCCTATACAGTCTATACAGCTCTTTAAAGCTGAAGAGACTTTAAAGCTTTAAAGCTCAAGAGATGTTTGAAGGCTAAGTGATAATCATTATTTGATCCTCAATTCCTCGCTACAATCTTTATTACTTTAAAGCTTTAAAACTAATCATTGAACTATATAGCTATTATAGCATATTTCTGAGCAAAAGTCAAGCATTATTATTGCTTTTGTTAACATATCTTTCTAGATCTTGGTTAACCCTGTTAAGATAACACCCCTGTTCCTTCTTTGGCGGATTCTGAGCAATAACAGCGTCTCCGCAGTGGCTTTTTTATTCCTTTAGAATCAACAACATAGACTATATAGCTGTTAGCTATTACTGCCTTGTTCTTTATAGTCTATTTTGCTCTTTTTTAGTGTCTGGTAGGGTACACCAACAATTTAAAAGCTACGCAGCCCTCCCCCGTCCCCTCTAGCATACCCCGCTGACTATGTCAACACCTCAGCCCATTCATCTGCTGAATAGTCACTATAGTTTCTACACAGTTGTAAGAGAGGGTGCGGTAAGGTACTGACAAGCACTACCTAGCATCACTGACAATGATACCTAGACTGTTTAGTATCACTGATAATGATGGCGCTAATCTGTAGCAATGTCCATGCCAACATAGCATCATTGATAGTTATGATAGTCTAATCCATTATCACCCCAGACTATATGATCCTAGAAGCTCCTAGATTACCGCCTAAGCCTGCTTAGTCTAAGCCTATGTCCTAGTATTGGTTAGCCGCTAAACGCGCTAATCGCTACAGCCCAGTGGTGGCGTGACCTGTAGAGGCGCTGATATTCTAGTGGTTATCTGGTTATATGTTAGCGCCAGCATATAGCTAAATAGTATTAGTAATGCTCGTTACTATCCTGTATACGCGCGCCCGTTCTTTATCTAGGCTGTTATATCTGACCATCTACCATCAATCAAATGAATGGACACTATAACTATAACGAATAGCCCAGGTGTTGACTCTATATGCTAGCGCCCTATAATAGAACCATCAACACGGCGCAGCGAGCGCGATACTTAATCACTATATAAGGTAATACACTATGCAAAAAGCACACTTACACTTAATCAAATGGGCCGTGAAACGTGGCTATTCTGTGGCTGTATATGGTGAAGGCGAATTTGACGGCCTCCACAGTACATATAAAGATATCAAAGATGCTGTTGAGGGTTGCGACATGGGCCAAATGGTTTTGCTAACACCCAGCGTTAAACAGGAGGGTAAGTTGGTAAATTTAGGTAGCTTTGCTTACATGTTTGAGTATGATCAGGAACCAGATGAAATAATTTATGATTATGGCGTTAATGAAATAACAGACGCATGGGCGGCTGATTACGCGCAAACGGAATACGAAGCAGCCTAGTTGGTTTATCAGGTAACATTGGCAACAGTGTTACCGCATAATCCAACTAAACAAACAACGGGAATAACACAATGACAAACTACAAATCAGCGGCCAGTATCATTAGCGAATGCACCACACAGGACGCGCTGCAATCTGCAGCCATAGCAATCAAAACAGGCTACAATCATCACCTGCTAACAGAGCGCGAGTTTATGGCGCTGGACCTAAAGTGCTGCGATAAGCTAGACCAAATAAAAGAAAAGCAAGGGGCGCTATAATGAATTCAGCATATAAAGCTATGGTTAAACGTGAAGCGCGGCAGCTCCTGGTTATAAAGGTTTTCGCTGGCGTTTTGTTTGTCGCGGGTAGTTCGGCATTGATTGCGCTACTCTATACGGGTCTAATCACTTTCCTTTCTTTAAGTCTTTAGGAGTTATAACAATGAGCAATTACACTATACAATTAGAAGGCGCTGCAAAGGATGCTTATATTGCTGCACATTTCAACACACCAGCACCAGCACAAAACGCGGGCATTATAAAGGCGCTGGACGTTTACGATTTCAGACAAGCCTTCCAAGACTACGGCAGGGGCGCACAATTCAGCTATAACGCTCTTACAGCATTGTTTGAATGGTTAGAAGAATTAGCGGCAGACACTGACACACCTTACGAGCTGGACGTCATCGCCCTATGCTGTGAGTTTAGCGAATATAGCGACCTTGCAGAGATACAAGCAGACTACAGCGGCTCAGATATTGATAATATCGACGATTTACGCGACCTCACTAGCGTCATAGAGTTTGACGGTGGCTTAATCATTCAACAGTTTTAAGAGGGTTATATAATGACTAACAGACAAAAAATAGAAGATCTATACATCGATTGGTTTAATAATTTCCTGACAGTGCCGCGCTTTGCTGAGTACTACGGCCTAACAGAAGCGCAAGCGCATAGAGTTATAACCACGGGGCGCACGTTAAACCATAGGCGACCCACACTAACAGACCATTGGGCGCGATTGCGTCGCGACTACCCCGCCATTGAGAGGGCTACAAAATGACACTAGAATATAATCAAGACTGGCAAACCCGCGCACGCGGCTCCAATGATAGCGAGTACCAAATATACCTAAGCTTTGCTAATGATGGCAACGGTATAGATATAACAACAGGCAACCCGCTAAAAACCTATGACGAATGGTTAAACAGCTAAAGAATCCCCTGTAGTAATCCCCTTTTGCCCTAGTTAAACGCTAGGGTATTTTTTTGCCTGCTATATAATATAAGTCGATTTAAGCCTGTTTAACCCTACCCTATACCCTAGGTAACAATTGGCCATAAACTCGCTTAGACGGCCATTCTGGAGCTTGTTTGGCCCTATTGGTTAACCATGCCCGTGTATTCTGGTTATTTATGCGCTTGGAACTTGTTTCCCGTAATGGAGGCATTAGCGAGAGAGAGAGAGAGTAATTATTTTTAGAGAGTGTTGCATTCCATATTGACAAGCTGTAGGATTACATTTTTAAACCAATAGAGAGAGAGAACAATGGATTATACAAGCGGAAGACACGATAACGTCCACGGCGATGAACATTTAACACCAGAGCCAAGCGACAGAGAGAACAAAGAGCAATTTTATATGCTATTGCGAGACATAGTAACCAATGCAAACTACTTGGAGAAGGTGAACATGTTTACACCCGATAGCGACGACATGGAGACTGTAGAGGCTTTGCACGATTTTATGGACTACCACCTTCAGAGAGCTTTAGAGAAAGACTTTAAAGACGCTAAAGCTTTAAAGGCGTTAGAAGATAACAAATAATGATTGTAAGAAAGAGCTTTAAAGTGGCGCTGAAACACTATATAGTCATTTATATACTATTTTTAGACTAAAATAAACTACGGACACTGAAATAATGCAGAAAATTAATACTTATGTTAACAAATCGACACACAAACGACTGTTAGAGGGTCACCGCTATTCTTTAAAGGAACTGGCGTTAATATCTGGTGTTCCACACAGCACCCTACACGGTCGTATGCACTATAAAGAGAGCTTTACCGATGCAGAGATTAGACCTTCAGAGAGAGCTATAATATGGCCTCTACTGGAGACAGAGAGCGCCAAAATATCTGCAAAATGGCTTAATAGGAGCTTAATTAATGTTTAGAGAATATATGGTTAATGGAGGGGAGTTATCGCCAGAGGTGCAAGCAGTGATGAAGGCAGCGCATGATGTCGCCAACGGCACTTTCGATGTTACTCAGGCAGCATTGTTTTATCAGATCAGTTCAGGTAAGATTGTGGACTTCATTCACGAGAGTAACGAGTACGATATGATTTTTACACGTACTAGAGAGGATAAATAATGTATTACAAAGAGATGTTTGATAGAAGCTTTAGTATCGAGTTACGCAATGGCGTTGGCTTCGATATAGAGTTTGTTGATTCTAGGCCTATATACCTGTATAACACTTTCACAGAAGAGTTGATAGTAAGACCATTTCAAGGTACTATCCTACTGTTACCGTTAATGGTAATATCGTTCGGTAGAGCTTATGAGGAGATAGAAAAATGAGTAAAATACATCAACCATGTCCAGACTGCAGCAGCTCAGATGCTTTACAGTTAAATGACAACGGCAGTTCCTTCTGCCATTCCTGCGCGGCTTACACTAAACCAGACAGCGACAACTACTCTATCGAGGTTCCACAGAATTACGAGCCAACAGCAAAGCCTAGCTTCACTGCTATAGAGAATATGTTAACTACTAGGCGTTACGAGTCTATACCCAACAGGGGGCTTACGACAGCCACAGCTAAGGCATACGGTATCCTAGACACACCAGAGAAGACGTATTTTAGTTACTACGGTGCAGACAGTGCGACAATACCTATAGCCGCTAAGGTCAGGTTACCAGATAAGCAGTTTTCTACTGTAGGAGAGTGGAAGGAAGCGCAGCTATTTGGTCAGCAATTGTTCACTGGCGGTGGTAAGTACGTCACTATCTTTGAAGGCGAGTACGATGCCGCAGCAGGCTACCAGATGCAAGGTAGCAAATACCCTTGTGTCAGTGTACGTAATGGCGCTAGTGCAGCTCTAAAAGACTGTAAGGCGGCTTATGAGTGGTTAGACACCTTCGACGCTATTGTCGTATGCTTTGATAGCGACGATGTGGGCCAGAAAGCAGCCAGAGAGGTTGCAGAGCTGTTCGGTGGTAAGTCAGCAGTAATGAAGCACCCGCCACAGTACAAAGATGCTAACGATTACCTGATGGATAACAACATCAAAGACTTCACCGCAGCATTCTGGGCGGCAGAGAAGTTTGTACCTGATGGAATCATTAACGGTGCAGCACTCTGGGAAGAGGTTAACAAGCCACTAGAGAAGTCAGCAGTTATGTACCCGTGGGATAGCCTTAACAAGCTAACATACGGCATTAGAGAGGCAGAGCTGGTGACAATCACAGCAGGTTCTGGACTAGGTAAGTCTCAATTTGTACGTGAGATAGTGTGGCACATCCTCAAGAACTCAGAAGAGAACATTGGTCTGCTATTCCTAGAAGAGAACGCCAGAAAGACAGCGTTGTCGCTTATGTCGTTAGCCGCTAATAAGCCGTTACACCTTCCAGACACAGAAAGCACTGAAGAAGAACGCTGGGAAGCCTTCGAGAACACTATGGGAACGCAGAGAATGTTTCTGTTTGACCACTTCGGTAGCACCAGTGTTGATAACATCATCGCTCGTTGTCGCTACATGGCCAAGGCGTTAGACACCAAGTACATCTTCTTAGACCACGTTTCTATTGTTGTATCAGCTCAGAGTAACGGTGACGAACGTAAAGCACTGGACGAAATCTGCACTAAGCTGCGTATGCTGGTTCAGGAGACAGGTATAACATTGTTTATGGTTAGCCATCTAAAGCGGCCAGACGGCAAAGGTCACGAAGAAGGCGCAGCCAGCTCACTGTCGCAGCTCAGAGGCTCTGCGTCTATCGCACAGCTATCAGACATGGTGATAGGACTAGAGCGCAATGGACAGGCTGATGACCCTATAGAGCGTAACACCACCAACGTGAGAGTGCTAAAGAATCGCTTTTGTGGCACTACAGGCAAAGCAGGTGGGTTGTTATTCGACGCTAACACTGGTAGAATGAACGAAATCAGAGAGGAAGCCCTGTAATGAGATGTTTAGCGTGTAATAAGGCATTAACGGATTTTGAGTCTACAAGAAAGTCAGCACAGAGTGGCGATTATTTAGATATGTGCAATGGTTGCTACTTTTACACCGACAATGAAATAAACACAATCGACAGAGAAGACCTACGGTCGGAATCAGATAACATATTGGAGAGCCAAGAATATGAGCAAGATTGGAAGCTGGGTAGTTGACCTACAAGAGCGTAAAGCTCAAATAAGACACACAAACCCTTACGACAGACACAGCAACAAAGAACCTAAAGCGAGTCAGTATTATGTTGATTACACTAGATATAGAAACCAACACTAAGCACGACATAATCTGGGTGGTAGTGACTCAGGACGTAGACACTGGCGAGATGCTAGAACACTACAGTGCTGAGACGCTGGAGCCTGTATTACGTGACTCGATTGGCGTTATTGGTCACAATATCATAGGCTTTGACGCGCCAGTGCTAGAGAAGCAGTGGGGATTGACTATTGATCCTAGCAAGCTCAAAGACACACTAGCACGCAGCAGGCTGTGGAACCCGTCACTAGAGGGCGGACACAGTTTAGCTTCGTGGGGTGAGCGTTTCGGTGACCAGAAGATAGACTTTAGCGACTATGACGGTGGACTGTCAGACGAGATGGTAGTGTATTGCAGACAAGACGTAGCACTCACGACCAGACTCTACAAGCACTTAAACAAATGTTTTAAAGACGAAGGATTCAGCCAGCAATGCGTAGATTTAGAAGAGCAGGTGTTCATCATTATGGCGCAGCAGGAGCGCAACGGCTTCATGCTCAACGTAGAACAAGCCAGCTCGCTCTGGGTAGAATTGAACTGGAAGATGCTGCAGATAACAGCAGACCTACAGAAAGTGTTCCCACCGATAGTGGAGGAGCGTTGGAGCGAGAAGACAGCAAAGCGCCTGAAGGATAAGGTAACAGAGTTTAACGTAGGATCTCGTAAGCAGATAGCTGAGAGGTTACAGAGCGTAGGTGTAAAGTTTAAGAAGAAGACAGACAAGGGCGCTATCATTGTCAACGAGAAGGTCTTGGAAGGCATTGACATACCAGAAGCTAAGATGATCTACGAGTACCTAATGCTTCAGAAGCGCACCGCACAGATAGATTCATGGTTATCCTTTCAGAAGGACGGCAGGGTTCACGGTAGAGTGATCACCAACGGTGCAGTGACAGGTAGAATGACGCACCACAGCCCTAACATGGCTCAAGTGCCGTCAGTGTCTGCACCGTATGGCAAAGAGTGCAGATCGTTCTGGTGTGTACCTGAGCACTACAAACTTGTAGGCATTGATGCCAGTGGTTTAGAACTACGTATGCTGGCACATTACATGCGTGACGATAACTACACCAACGAGATCCTGAGCGGTGACATCCACACAGCTAACATGAAAGCAGCAGGGCTAGACTCACGCCCACAAGCGAAAACATTCATATATGCTTTTCTTTACGGTGCTGGCGCAGCAAAGATAGGTCAGATAGTTGGAGGTGGCTACAAGGAAGGTGAGAAGCTGATAAACTCCTTCCTACGCAATACACCAGCACTAGACAATCTTAAAAAGCGTGTAGCAAACTTCGCCAGCAGCGGCACACTACCCTCGTTAGACGGTAGACGCTTACGAGTGAGAAGTGAACACGCAGCATTAAACACACTGTTACAAGGAGCTGGTGCTGTTGTAATGAAGCAGGCACTAGTGTTGTTAGTACAAGCGTTAGACACGTACAGGATACCGTACAAGTTAGTAGCTAACGTACACGATGAGTTCCAGATAGAAGTACCAGAGTTCTTTGCACACACTGTAGGCAAAGCAGCAGTAAAGGCTATCAGAGATGCAGGCGATGTACTAGAGTTACGCTGCCCTCTCGATGGTGAATACAACGTAGGAAACAATTGGGCTGAAACCCATTGACAAAACCATACCAAAAATGGTATAATATATGTAGATCAGTTGTGATCTAAAACAGCAAGTAAACGCAACATTTCAATCAAAGGTGATAGTATGAACGAAGCAAAACCAGTAACAGTAAACGCAGAGATGATGTGGTCTAACCTTAACGAAGTGAACCGTATGTCAGGTAAGTTTCAAGTAGACCTAGCTCAACTGTCTAAAGCAGCGGTAGAAGCTCTTGAGATGCAAGGCTTGAACATACGCAGCAAAGACGGGCAGGGCAGCTACATCACCTGTAAGTCTAGCCACCCTATCCGCATCTACGACACAGACGGTGCTGAGATTCAAGGCATCCTAGTAGGCAACGGCTCTAAAGCTAAAGCAGTAATCAGTACCTATGACTGGAAGTCGCCAGCAGGACAAGCAGGACGCAGCCCTACACTGCTAAAGCTAGTAGTAACAGACTTGATTCCATACAGCGGCGGCGCAGCAGAAGTTGCTGAAGTCAATTTGGAAGAAGCTTTGTGATTTTAATTGATGCAGACATACTGGTCTACCGTGTAGGCTGGTCGTGTAATGAGAAGTCTGAGAGCAATGCCATCACTAAGATGGACGATTTAATCGAAGACATCCTAGGTCAGCTCAGTGCTGATAAGGAAACCTCACACTATGTTCTGTATCTAACTGGTCGTGGCAATTTCAGGACAGAATATGCCACTACCGCCATCTACAAAGGCAACAGGAAAGATAAGGAAAAGCCAGTACACATTCAATTACTCAGGCAACACCTTATCGACAACTGGGCTGCTGTTGTCACCGAAGGCGAAGAAGCAGATGATGCTATCGCCATTGCAGGAACGAAGCACGGTGACAAAACTATTATGGTTTCTCTGGATAAAGACTTTGATCAGATTCCAGGATGGCACTATAACTTTGTAAAGAAGAAGCGATACTACGTCACACCAGAAGAAGGTATGCTGTTCTTCTACCGCCAGATACTGATGGGTGATCGCATTGACAACATCATAGGCATCTATGGCATCGGTGAGAAGAAGTCAGCTAAGCTGCTAGAGGACTGTGTTACTGAGCAGGACTACTACAGCAAGTGCGTAGAGATGTATGACGGAGACGAAGACAGAGTGATAGAGAATGGTAGGATGCTCTGGCTTAGACGCTACGATGGCGAGATATGGAGCTTTAAAGGTGAGGAATAATGGTAGATGGACAGAGGCGAGGTTTAAGTCCTTCATCATCTCAGCACTGCGAGGCGCTCACGGTAAATGGGGCGTTAAGCACGATGCTAAGAAGACAGCTTGGGTAGAACGTGGTAAATACCAATGTGCTAACTGTAATAAGATTGGGCCAGCCACACTACCACCGCTAGAAGGACGAACTCGTAAACGTAACAACGCAGCAGTTGATCATATAGATCCAGTAGTTAACCCTGAAGTCGGCTTCGTAGATTGGAACACCTACATAAGCAGAATGTTCCTAGAAGCGTCAGGCTATCAAGTGTTGTGTTACAAGTGCCATGCTGAGAAGACAGCAGTAGAGCGCAAGAGGAGAAAGAAATGAATCAATTAGATATGCTATCGAGAACCACTGATCCTGAAACAAGTAGAGAAGCTGCTAGACAAATGATAGAGTCTGGTGCATTAAACGCACAGAGTCAGTTTGTTTACTCAGTATTAGCAGACAACCAAGGCCTAACTAGCAGGGAACTAGCTGATATAGGAGGTGGTGATGTACATCAACAAAGAGCTAGGTTTTCTCGAAGACTTCCTGATTTAATAAAGAGAGGCGTAGCTACACAAGGAGAAGCACGTATTTGCAAAGCCTGTAAAAGAACTTGCGTCACTTGGTTCTTAACTGACGAGGTTGCTTATAATGACTAAGCATCTAGTAATACCAGACACACAGGTTAAACCAGATCACCCTATTGAGCATCTACGTTGGGCTGGTCAATACGCAGCGGATAAGAAGCCAGACGTTATCATACACATTGGCGACCACTGGGACATGCCTTCACTGAGCAGCTATGACGTAGGCACACGCAGCTTTGAAGGTAGACGCTATACTAAGGACATCGCCGCTGGTATCGCAGGCATGGAAGCATTCATGGAGCCTATCAAGGAAGAGCAACAGCGTCTGATCCGTAACAAAGACAAGCGTTGGAATCCTCGCATGGTGTTCACTCTTGGTAATCACGAGAACCGCATCGAGAGAGCTATTAACGCTGATCCAAAGCTAGACGGTTTAATCAGCTACAGGGATTTTCAGTTAGAAGAGTTTGGCTGGGAAGTTTATCCATTCCTAGAGCCTGTGATCATTGACGAAATAGCTTACGCACACTACTTCACCAGTGGCGTTATGGGACGGCCTGTAAGCTCTGCTAAGCTAATGTTGCAGAAGAAGTATATGAGCTGCATCATGGGCCACGTACAGGACAGAGACATAGCCTACGCACGTAAAGCAGACGGTACTAACATGCTAGGGTTGTTTGCAGGGATCTACTACCAACACGACGAAGATTACCTAACACCACAGACTAACGGTAGCTGGTCAGGTATCTGGATGTTGAATGAAGTTGCTAACGGAGGTTGCGATGAGCTGCCAGTTAGTATAAACTACTTGAGAGATAAGTACGGAGACTAAGATGGCTCTCACATATTATGATTTGCTAGGAAGAATGAAGCTGATAGACGAGATAACACTCATAGAGATACTAGAAGTAACCTCAGAAGAGTTAGTAGACTTGTTCAGCGACAGAATTAACGATAGGTTTAACGAATTAGTAGAGGATTTTGAAGATGAGCATTAATGACGCAACACCAGCAGACTGGGATAGACTACGAAAGCAACACCCGCCATTAGAAGTGACTAAGCCTACAATAGATGAGTCAATGATGAAGGTCTATCTTGATGCAGCCCAAGAAGAGATTAACAAAGAAGTGAAAGAAACAAAGTGGTGGAAGCAGCACATAGAGAACCTAGAGAGCCTTGACACGGAATCCTCTGTTTCCTCACAGCCTTATCAGCCTGTACCTAAAGAAGTTGAGGAGCTGCTGTCAACTGACGAAGGCCAGAAACAATGGCTGGCAGAATGGGAGGCCAAAGAAGAGTTTGACAAAGAAATGAAAGAAACAGAGTGGTGGAAGCAGCACATAGAGAACCTAGAGCGCGTAAATAAAGAAGAAAAAGAAATGTCGAAGGAAGAACTAGAGTCACAAATCTTTTATGAAGAAGAAGACATGGTAGGCGCGCCTAGGCACTACAACACAGGCAACATTGAGTGTATTGAGGCAATAGAAGAGTCCATGTCTAGTGTAGCTTTTAAAGGCTACCTCAAGGGCAACTGCATGAAGTACCTGTGGCGTTATGACTACAAGGGTAAGCAGGTAGAAGACCTACAGAAGGCTCAGTGGTACTTAGCTAAGCTGACACAAGTAGTGGTGTTTGAGAATGGGGATAACAGCTGATGGCTACAGGACAGACACACGGAGGCAAGGGTTCAACCACCCGCCCCACAGACAAGAAGAAGTATGAAGATAATTGGGATGCTATCTTTGGTAAGAAGAAAGAAGACAAAAAGATGCTAGAGGAGGAAGAGTTACTTGATTACTATGTTACAAGCTACATTATTCCTCCCGAAACTGATGCTGCCGACACTGATGGTGTCCCCACAAAGAAAGGTGTCAGCTAATGAAACTAACAGATAAAGAAATCCTAGACTTTGTAAAAGAAAACATAACAATAGTTAAAGACATGACCGGTCATATCGTAATAAAAGAAGTGCTCTGCTCAATTATTGGCGATG